GTTGAGGAGCTCGGAAAAACTTGCTTTAAACAAGTTGCGGACTTTTACTGGGTCCCCTGTTGAGCATGTTATAGCACTTAATCGTATGTGTTGGGATATGAACCAAAAATTCTATGGTTCCAACAACAAGACATGGTCGTATGTTGGATGTTCAAAATTCTCACAAGGATGGGAGCGTTTGTTCAAGCGTCTTTCACGGCACAAGAACGCTTTTGAGTTGGATGAATCTGCTTTTGATAGTTCTTTGTTTCGTGAAGCGATGTATGGGCAAATTGATATTCGATTCTCGTTCCTTTCACATGATGAGCAAACTGATGAAAATTATAGACGGTTGACAGCATTATATGTTGAAATTGTCGATTCTATCATCGTTGCTTCAGCAGGTGATTTGTTTACTAAGAATACTGGTAATCCTAGTGGTTCAGCTAATACTATTGTGGACAATACAATGATTTTGTTCCGATTCTTTTGTTATGCTTGGATCATGTTATGGAGAAAACAGTTTCCGGGTGAACAGCCTTGCTATGATGATATGATTAAACATGTGGAAGCGGCTTTGAACGGAGATGATAATACTTGGACTTGTGATGATGAAGTGTTACCGTGGTTTAATGCTACTACCGTTTCTGGCGTATGGTCGGAAATTGGAGTGGTCACGCACGCTGATCATTATGAGCCTCGAGAACTTATTCAATGTTGGTTTCTGAGTATGGGTTTTAAAGTAATCAATGGCGTGCACGTGCCTTATCCTGAAAATGAAAAGGTTATGTGTGCCTTGGCGTATTCCCACTTTTCAAGGGCGAATTCGCGTATTTCACTCTTACGAGCATATGCGCTTCGCATTGATAGTTTCTTTATCCTGAATCAAGAGTCCTAATAATGGATTATATCCGTTGGCTGAAAAGCAATTATATGGATGTACTTCGTGGACCGCCTGCTAAGAGTGGATTGGATTTCACTTATGAGCAGGTTGAGTCAGTTTACCGAACTGATCATGAAATTGTAAACTTATACTGTGGCTATGAAAGTGGGTCTTCATGGTCATGGCTGCCTTTGTACGATCCCATTACTAATGGGTGTGGCACTTTATCTAATTCGGCTGAAGAAATTTAATTAAGTTAGATAAAAGATTTTGTTATTACTGCTAAAATGGCAAAAGATAACAAGCGTTCGAAGAAAGCAAAGAAACCTAAATCGCGTGTTGTTATAGCGACTGCGAGGATCAAGGCGCCAAAGCACCTGAATCGTCGTAGACGTCTTGGCACCACTCGTGGG